TGGCCTTTGCAATCTCGGTGCGTGCAATCAGCGTTGCGCTGCTGGCCGTAACCTGCTCGGTGCGCATTAATTCAGCCGCAACCTCGTCTGCTAGACGACCGCCGATCGCGGCTTCATGAGCTAGCTTCTGCGCTAGCAGACCGGCCTCGATCGGCAGGCTCTTGATCAACTCCACCTGTCGGCGATGAAGCAGTTGAACAACTGAGCCGATAGCCGTTTCGCTCATCATATTCTTCAGCTGACCGCCAATGCGAGCCGATTGAGATTCCCACGCCTTACGATTCGACCGCCCAACCTCCTTGAGCAAATTGCTGACGACCTTGCTGGCCCAAGGCCCAAGTGCCTCGCTGTAGTCCTTCAGCGCCTGAGCGAGTTTTGTTTGGTCTCTGATCGTCGGCCCGTCGATGTGGGCGTTGATCATCGCGCCAATCACACGCGCAACCTTGCGCAACTCGATCCCGAACCGGCGCTCGACGGTCCTGCTGGCGGAGAATCTGTTAGCCATTCAGCCAAGCCTTGATGCGGTCCATCATCGAGGAGGGCTGGTCAGCCACAACAGGCTCGCCCTCAGTCGGCATCGGAGGCGGTTCCATCTTGGACTCCTCGATCTGCTCCTCGGTGATGTTGGTGAACACACCAGTCGACTCGCTGGATTGTTTGAGCTCCTGCAGCGCGGTGGTTTGATCGATGATGCCTTTCTCGTAGGCGGTGGCGATCGTGGTGGTGACCGCCGTGGCGATGTCCGCCTTCTCCTTGGCGCTGGTCTGCCACAGCGGCACGAAGTCGAAGTCGAAGCTCTGCGGCGCGGGCGCTCCAAAGAACGACTGGTGCACGACATGCAGCACGCGCATCAGACCATCGCGCAGCCGGCTTTCCTGCTGACTTGCCACGTTGTCGTAGTACATCCGAAGGTCAGATTCCCCCGTTGCACTCAATCCGGCAGGCGATTGACCAAACAGACGGACTAAGGGAATACCCGTAGCACCGGCAATCTGCTGACCGAATTGCAAGATCATGTCGGAAATGCCGGAGAAGGTGTAGCTGTGCGCCTGGAAGGTGTCCTCTTTGTCCAGCAGGGTCAGGCCTTCGTTGGTTTGAAGCATTCGCATGTGGTGGAACATCTGCAGCAGGTTTTCCTCTGCCTTGCCACCAGCGGCGAGCACTTCGCGCAACTTGTCGATCTGGACAGTGCGAAGGTGGGCCTTCTGGATGAGATTGGCTGCGCCCGATGTGGCAGTGTCAAAAGCCACCAGGCGGTCATACATTCGCTCAACGACAGACTCGCCCCACATCTGCTCGGTGATGGCCTGGTAAGCGGGAAGCTGCACACCGATCTGGCGAATCACTCGGGTGTGGTGGATGCGGACATTGCTCACCTGGCCTGTGGTCACATCCGAGATCACGTCATAGAACATCGGCAAGCCAAAGTCCATGCCATCGACCACGATGTTTTGCAGGGATGGCTGGAGCTGCCAGCGATCAAAAACGCGAAGTCCTCGGAATTGCCCACGGCCAACAGTCGAAACATTCAACGGGGTCGAAGGGTCTTGCCCGTCAACAACGATCATGGCGACGGCGCCGCCATAGAGCCTGCCCCACTTGATGACCTCCAGCAGCGACGCCCAGACTCCAAGGCGGGTCATCGCCACTTGCATCTGCTCGATTTTCTCGGGCTCGATATCCCCCTTGATGCTGATGCCTGCGCGGGTCATGTCCTCTGCGATCGAATCGACTGCTGCCCCGACAATCCAGGATCCTCGATACATGGCCTCCAGCTTGATTCGGTTTCGCGTGAGCAGATCAAAAATGTACGTGCCCTCGGAAAAGACGTTCTGCGCCCCCAGGCCCATTCTGGCTGCAAGGTTGGCAAACCCATCGCGGGTATTTGCTGCGGTGTCGGTTGCCTGCTGTTGCACTTGTCGGCGTTGTCGTCCGCTCATATCATTCGTTCCCATATGTTGGCTGCGTTGCTCGATGCCAGCATGTCGTTGATTGCATCGATCATCGGATCCACTTGGTCGTCGTGGGCGTGCGTGTCATCGGCAGAGAACGATTCACATTCGCTGATAAAGTCGCTCACAAATGGCGCGTCTTGTGGTAATGATACCTGCCCTGACTCGATGTAGCCAACAACATCCAGCAGTCTGGTGTATTTGTCTTTTGTTCTTTGAATGCCTGCCACGGGTATTTGTGCCTTGGTCTTGAGGCCCTGAATCAGCCCTGTGCCGGATGCTTTGTCTTCGATCTTCAACTGGCGCAGCTGGCCGAATTTACCTGTGTCGGCCGCCTGATGCTTTTGCCAAAAGGCAATCGCTCTGCGTTCGAGTTCTGGTGCTTCCCACTTGCCTCGGATGAGGTCCAGCAGGTAGATCTTGCCGTCCTTGCCTTTACCCCAGCACTCGAAAACCGAGTAGTCATTACGCTCGGCTGTCTTTTGGGCGGTGTCGGCGTAGATGATGCGGTAATCAATCACTGGCGGCTGCTCGTGCATCTGGAACCATTCGGTTTTGACGATTCGGCCTCCCCGAGGGTTGGGTCGCTGCTGCAACTGTCCTGCGATCGCGTGCGAGCCGAGCGAGGCCTCCAACTCTGCAACCTTGGCCTCCGAGAATCGCTCGGGGAACATCAACTCGCCCTCGACCTTGCGCGGGTCGCCCTTGCCGACTACCCACTTGCTGCGCCCGGCCTCGTAGCGCATCGGAATCAGCAGGTGCTCATATCCGAGCTCAAGCGCAACGTCTGACACATCGCCCACGGCAAGACGCTGCATGATGATGACGATGGCTGAATCGTCGTTGTTCACACGGCTGGGCAGGGCCTCTCGGAATGTCACCACATCGGCTGCCAGCTTCACTCGACTGTTTGCGTCATCCACCGAGTGCGGGTCGTCCAGGATAACCCTATCGCCACGCGCACCAGTCATCGAGCCGAAGGCCATTGCCTCCCGAAATCCAGTCGCGGAGTTCTCAAACTTGGTCTTGGCGTTCTGGTCGCCTGTCAACTCGATGGGCCAGAGACGCTGATACCACTCCGACTGAATCAGGCGGCGGCATTTCGTGCTGTCTCGCACTGCCAAGTCCTGCTTGTGGGCAGTCCCGAGGTAGCGCATCGACTGCATGCCTTTAGGCCCCCATTCCCATGCAGGCCAGATCACCGAAGTCAGCAGCGACTTCATCGAGCCGGGCGGGACGTTGATCAGCAGGCGGTGAATGTCGCCACGTGTCACGGCTTCCAGATGGTCGCAGATGGCCTCGACTGCCCATCCCCACTTCAGTTCGGTGGCTGGTTCGAGCACATGCCAGGCGCGCTTTGCGAACGCGGCAAGGGAGCGGGTGCAGTACTCTCGCTCGATGGCAATCAGGTCAGCATCAGTCAGTTGCATGCTTATGCTTGGCCGCCAAAATCTCAGCCAAAGCAGCGTCCGACAGCTTGCTCACATCCAGTGCAGGCTTCGGGGTCATGCTGCCATCCGGTGAGGTGTGCTCCAGGCGGTGCGTCTCTGCCCAGCGCATCTGCGTCTTGGTCCACCAGATGGCTGCCGTGGTGTCACCTGCCATGACCTTCTGGAATAGGGTTTTCCCTACCTGCCCGTTGGCCTTGGCCTTGCCCGAGATCAGTTCCTGGGCAAAGTGCTTGCGAAGGGTGTCGGTGTCGATTCCGTCGCGCACCAGGACAGCGATCTGCTCGATTGGCAGGCCATACCCGGCAAGCGCCTCGACCTTCTTGCGCTCGTGGTCGGTCGGCTCAAACGGCTTGCGGCCAGCGCCAGGGCGAGCGCCGCCGTTTGGCCCGGGCTTTTTTAGTACCGATTTTTCAGTTTTTGGCTTCTTCGTTGCCATTCGTAACCTCCGCGAAAGGTTTTCCAGTTTCTGCGTGGATGGCCTGCTTGCCGGTGAGCTCCTGCCATCGCTTGACGATGACGTCGCAGTAGCGTGGGTCCATCAGCGCCTTGATTTCCTCGTCCGTGAAGCCGGTCAGTTCCAGGTCAAAGCCAGCGTCGCCGAGTTCGCCCAACTCCAGCGCCAGCAGTTCGTTGTCCCATCCAGCGTTGAGCGCCAGTTTGTTGTCGGCGA